AGTCTTAGTCATTTATTTCTCCGTTAGGTTTCATTATTTAGTTAGTATATTTCACCTTTGCCTTAAAGTCAACTACTTTTTTCAAAGAATGTCAACTATTTTTCCATCCATATCCACAGCTCGTACTCTTTGATTGGGGAAATTGGAAGAAAGGTGCTTCATCTCAAACAGAATCTGCTGAGAATTATTTTGAGTAATGCCAAAAGTCCGCCAATTACCCGTAGTATCTTGAAGCTGAATCTGAATCATTAACCTCTCCTAGACTTGGAACCGACTTGAGTCATATCAGTTTCTGGGGTAGCATATTGCAACCCACCTTTATTAAACAGGGGCATAACCCTGCTTGCCTTAGCCAGAATTTCCTTTCGGACATGTTCTGGTTCTTTATGGAGGTTGCTCATAAGACTACGGTCAGTACAAGAAGACGCAGAACCCGACATTCCTGCAGAAACATAATTACTACGATCAACCATCATATCATTATTATAGCGTTGTTTCCATTTAAAGTCAAGCACTTTTTTACTGGCTTTTTTTCCGCCTGTCATAGACAAAACCCAAGCCTCATGCTCAGCTCTAGACAAAGCTTGGCGTTTGTTATTGCCAGGCTTACGTTTACGAGTAGTAGTAGTGGTATAAAAAGCAGGTAGAAGATGCATTGTCATCAGCGACTCCCTTATTATTCACTAAGTATACCCAATATCAGCACAAAAGTCAAGCGTTATTTTGCGCTATCTTTTCAATTACTTTTTGTAGAAACAACCTAACATTATCTTTGGCGGGTTCATATCTTTCTGATTTGATTTTCCACATCTGACGGTGATTGGAATATTTTTCCTCTTCCCACATATCATCTCGGGCATCGATCATTTCTTCAAGAGCATCAATCAATTGATCGATATCAGTTTTCTGCGGCTGTGACATCAATATCTGGCTCCATATTTTCAACCATTATATATTTTGCATCTTTATTAAACTCAGCATATGCCTCTAACATCTTACGAAGATTGTTAAGCCTCTTAATGACATCAAGAATAGTTTTATGAGCGGCTGGATCGTTGTAGCCCTCTTGGAGATCCATAAGGGCGGCATCCAAATTAGAATCAGCAGAATAATCGATATGGAACTTTATTATGGTTCCATCTTTTTGCATTTCTTCTTGGAGTTTTAGGGGAGGAAACAGGAGAGTTTTAATTTGCTCTATCTGTTTCTCAGCTGGTGTAATAGGCTTCTTTTCAATTTTCCACGGCATTCTCATAACAAATAATTACCTCACTTCTTTTTACGACCCATGTTATATTTGGCTTCTAGAGTCCATTCATCTTTTTCTTTATGATTGATGATCTTAATTTGACTCATGGAAGCTAATGGTTCCTTAATCATTTCAGATTCAATTACCTTCAGTAATCCCCAATCTTGAAGAAGTTCTATAATTTTATTACGTCGACCCTTATCTTCTTCCGAGAAATTGGAAGGTTTGCTATCTATTGCAAACATCTCTTTAAAGTGTACGATATAATATTTACCCTGCTTATGAAAAATATGGCAGGATTGATAAAGTTTCTTTTCTTTGCGAGAGGCAACCCCAATGCGAGTAAGAGTTTCTTTAATTTTTAGGAAATCTTCTTCTTCTGCTATCTTTACCTCTACTAACGAATNAAGTAAACCATTCATTTAGCTCCACCTTTTTCTTGTTTTTTTCTAATCAATTCAATTTGATCCTTCGTTAGGATCTTGTACGCTTCTTTTGCACGCACAATATTATATTTATAATAATCTTGAATTAAAGAGATTATCTTGGCTTCATTCTCGATTTGTTTCTCGAGCTTCTTATCTTCTTCAGTTTTCTTCTTACCATAACGTTTTTGCTTACGTATTTTATTAAAAAGAAAATGATAGTGAAGCTTATCAGATAGGTGGTAATTCTGATTCATTTTTTGAGCAGCATCAATGGTGTCACTATGGTTAGATAAAGACAAATTGGTGCGCCATTGATTGTACTTAAACTCTTGGGGTCTATCAAGATCTATGAGAACTCTACTTGAATTAATATTATTCTCATATGACCAATCATATTTCTTATTCTGTATTTCAATTTTATCTTCTTCTTTTCTTGGTTCCAGCGTGACATCTAAAAACATCAAACGAACTCAAGTTCAAGCATCACATGGGCACAAAATGCAGCAAAGTTAATTTCTGGGTTAGCAGAAAATGCATTTTGGTATTGATAGGTTGCAATATGTAAAACTAACATAGGAACACCATCAGGTGTGAAGTATTGAGAAGCTGAATCATAGAACTGGTTATACAAAACATTGACATCAGTATCAAGATTGTTCTTAACCCACTTACGCACTTCTGTGAAGTTCTTATCCTTCATGAAATTAATAAGTTCCTTGATACTTGTTTCCTGCATATTAGCAAGAATACCAGAGTCAATCTTACCAGTAGCTGAATAACGCTGCAGCTCATTAAGAACACGCCGCCAGTCAGGAAAGTGCTTTGTGATAACCTCAGCAACAACAGCCTTATCATACTCAACATTTTCAGCTTCAAGAATATTTCCAACTCGCTTCATAAACTGCATAGCGAGCTTGCCCATATCCTTCTTGCTAATCTTGAAGTCTACGACAGAGCACCGAGAATGTAGCGGTTCAATGATTCTGTTTTTAAAGTTGCAGGTAAGAATGAAGCCACAGTTCCTTGAGAATTCTTCCATGAAATTGCGTAAGGCTGGCTGTGTGGAATTAGCGTTGAGGTAATCTGCCTCGTCAAGAATGACGTACTTACGTCCACCTTGGAGAGAAACTGAGGACGCGAAGTTAAGGATTTCATTTCGTAGTGTATCGATATTTCCATTCATAGATCCGTTAATTACGATGTAATCACAACCAAGCTGTTCAAGCATAGCACGAGCAACAGTTGTTTTACCAACACCTGCTGAACCAGATAGGATAAGGTTAGGGATATTATTTTGATCAACAAACTGTTGGAAGGTTGCCTTCAAATCAACAGGAAGGATGGTGTCTTCAATTGTTTTCGGGCGATATTTCTCGCACCACAAAAAGTCTTCACGCATGATATGTCTCCATAATAAAAAGGGAGGGTTATTATAAACCCTCCCGCACCAAAAGTCAACTTAGAAAGTTGACGTCGACTCAACAGCAATCCAATATTCCGCATCAGTCCCCTTAAAATGGGAAATGCCACGGGCAGAAATGCTTACATCATAATCGCCAGGAATAATCTTAATGTTTTCTGACTTAAAGATAGCCTTAAATGTCTTATCAGTTGTTCCAATGATAATTGAATAGACATCACCTGATGGATTCTTTGTATCAGCTGCCTGAAGACAAACATTAACACCATCACCAGTAATTACAATTTCAGGAAGACCAAGAACACCAAGTGCACGATGGATGTCCTTCAAGTTTGCATCAGTGATCTTAAAGGAAGCATCAATACTGGGGAGATTGATTTCCTTTTCAGGAACCTTTGTGATAGTGTTTTCATCAGCATATGTATAATGCGTTTTCTTACCACTATCAGCAATATCAACATATTTTTCAGAAAATGTCAACTCAGGCTCATTGAACAAACTAAGAGTTGAAATAAACCTATCAAGATTATAAATGGCAAACCGATTAGCAAAATTAGTAGTAACCGTTGCCTTTGCCATAATAGTCTTTGAAGGAGAAATCGTCTTCAGGGTATTCCCCTCCATAATAACAATGGAGGGGTTGATCTTGGCGAAATTCTTCAAAATATTGATTGTACTGGTATCAATTTTCATTAGTCGTAAATCCCTTCACAAGCTGAGCAATTTGACCAGGAGTTTCCTTGCAAGACATAATCTTACCATTCTTAAGAACCAGAGCCGTCACGGTAGGACGATCATCGTTCATTTGAATCAACATAGAAACTGGCTTAGTATAACGCTCCATAACAACAATTTCAGAAGCATCGATCCAGAACTCATAATTAGGCTCTGGGTGTGTCAATTGAATCATCATAATATATTACCTCACTTCTTTTTCTTACCACCCAAAGCGCCTGGGTCAGCGGTTGCAGCAGCACCAATAGATGCAAGATCTGCCAATGATCCACCAAAGATATAAGTTCCAACATGCTGGAGCT